GCAGTTTCATAAATCAATCCTTTGTCGATCCACGCGTCACCAAAGGCCGGATGACTCTGATGGGGGTGGGCCAATGATCAGATTCGAGATCATCAACCAGTTCTTCGACAAGCAGGCCGTGCGCGACCAGGTGGACGCCGGCACACGGCGGGTCCTGTCGAAGTTCGGCGCGTTCGTCCGCCGCACCGCACGATCCAGCATCCGCAAACGCAAGCGGATCAGCAAGCCCGGCGAGCCGCCCAGCAGCCACATCGGTCTGCTGAAGAAGTTCATCTTCTTCGGCTACGACCCTGCGGCCAGAAGTGTTGTGATCGGCCCCGTGCGGCTCAGCCAGAACGGTCGTGGCGAAGCACCCGCACTGCTCGAGCACGGCGGTCCTGCAAAGGTCGGTAAGCAACGCGCCAAGTACAAACCACGCCCCTACATGGGCCCGGCCTTTGAAAAAGAACAACCCAAGCTGCCAGCCATGTGGCGAGACAGTATCCCCCGGAATCGTTAAGGAGACTCACCCATGCCTCAAGAATTCCTATTAGGCATGAATGCCAAGATCTATCAGGGGCCCACGGGCACCGCTCTGGCCAGCCTGACCGAGATGGACAACGTCAAGGACGTGACATTGAACCTCGAAGCGGGCGAAGCGGACGTGACCACCCGCGCCAACCAGGGCTGGCGTGCCACCGCTCCGACCCTGCGTGAGTGCACCGCCGAGTTCGAGATGCTCTGGAAGCCCGGCGATACCGGCTTCGACGCGATCAAGACCGCTTTTCTCACCTCGGCCACGATCGCCTTGGCTGTCCTGACCGGTGACAAAGCAGCGTCCGGTACTGAGGGGCCCCGTGGCGACTTCAGTATCACCAACTTCAGCCGCAACGAACCGCTCGAAGAGGGTGTGACCGTCTCCGTGACGGCCAAACTCGCCAAGTTCGAGGAATGGGTGGAGGTGGCGTAATGAAGACTTTCACTGATGCAGCAGGTCGTACTTGGTCGTTGACGCTCAACCTCGGCACGGCCATGGCCGTCAAGGCCAAGCTGGATATTGATCTGTTGCAACCTGAAGCAGGCGATCCCCCCCTGCTCACACGGCTCGGCACCGACGAGATGCTCCTGGGCGAGGTCCTCTGCGCCATGCTCGAAGGTCAGTTCGTCACGCACAAGGTCACCGACGCCGACGTGCGGAACAGTTTTGACGGGCAGACGCTGCTCGCGGCGCAGAAGGCGTTCTATGAGGAACTCATCGATTTTTTCCGGTCACGCGGCCGCAACGACCGGGCCAAGGCGGTCGCCAAGCAGATGGCCATGATCGACGCGGCGGTGACCGCGATCGAGACCAGGATCGACGGGATCAGTGTGGAGGAAACAATCGCAACGGCGATGACCAATCCGGGGGCGATCGCTGGCGCGATGTCTGGCGCATCGCCGGGTCCCTCGGCCTCGGACCCCGTGGGCTCGGACGGCTAACACTGCGGCAATTGCTGTGGATGGCCGAGGGCTTGGGCCGCGAACGCTGGGCGCACACGTCGCTGATCTGCGCGTTGATCGCCAACAGTAACCGTGACCCGAAGAAACACCGGCCGTTCAAACCTGCTGACTTCGATCCTTACGCACGCCAGCGACGGTGGGACGCGTCATCCAAGCAAACCGCCAGCAAGCAGGACCTGAGGTTCTTACGTGAGGCGCTTGAAGGACAACACCGGCGACGTTCAGAGAATTAATCTATGGCATCCACACAAGGCATCCGAGCCGGGCGCGCCTTCGTCGAGCTGTTCGCCGACGACAGTCAGCTCGTGCGCGGCCTGCGTCGTGCGGAGCGAAAACTAAAAGCCTTCGGCGCTTCGATCCGCAACCTCGGCCTGATGGCCGTGGGGATCGGCACGGCGGTGCTCGCGCCACTGGCGGCGTCTGCGAAGCTGTTCAGCAGTTACGGCGACCAGGTCGCCAAGATGGCCAAGCGCACGGGCCTGTCGGTCGAGACACTCAGCGAACTGCGGTTCGTTGCCAGCCAGACCGGCACCGAGTTCGAGTCGTTGGAGATGGCCTTCCGCAAGATGCAGCGGTCGATCTACGACGCCGGCCGGGGGCTGTCCACACAGGTCGATTCGCTGAATGACCTGGGCCTGACGTTTAAGGACCTGGACGGCCTGTCACCCGAGGACCAGTTCAAATTGCTGGCCGACCGGATCGGCCAGGTTGAAGATCCGACGAAGAAGGCCGCGATTGCGATGTCACTGTTTGGCCGCACTGGCACGAACCTGCTGCCGATGTTCGCGGCCGGCAGCGCGGGCATCGAGGCGTTGCAGGCCCAGGCACGAAGCCTGGGGTTGACGATGTCCGGCGAGGACGCCAAGGCGGCGGAAGATTTTACTGATGCGCTCGACCGGCTGTGGAAGGTCGTCAAGATGGGCGTCTTCAACATCGGTGCGGCATTGGCCCCGGTGCTGCAGCGCATGGCCGACACGATCACGCGTGTGGCGGTGACGGTCAGCGAGTGGGTCAAGCAGAACCGGGGGTTGATCGTCCAGGTGGCGAAGATCGCCGCGATCGTTGTGGCCGCCGGTGTGGCGCTGATTGTGTTGGGCACATTGATCTCGGGCGTCGGCGCGGTCCTCGGCGGGCTGGCAACCATCCTCAGTATCACCGCAGCGGCCTTCGGACTCGTTGCAACCGCGATCGGGCTCCTCGTCTCACCCATCGGGCTGGTGATCACGGCGCTGGGTGCGCTTGGGGCTCACCTCATTAAGTCATCTGGTGTGGGCGGTGCGGCGCTTGCCTGGTTGGGCGACCGCTTCGGCGAGCTGAAGGACACGGCGCTGCAAGCCTATCAGGGCATCGCGGATGCGTTAGCGGCGGGCGACATCGGCTTGGCAGCCCGAATCCTCTGGCTGACGCTCAAGATGGAGTGGATCAAGGGCGTCAGCTTCATCGAAGGGATCTGGCTGGGCTTCAAGCACTTCATCATGGACGTGCTCACGGGCGCATTTGTCGGGGCCCTGGCCGCGTTGGAGACGGTCTGGCACGGCCTGGAGGTGGGATGGATCGAGACCACGGCCTTCCTGGCCAAGGCGTGGTATGGGTTTGTGAACATCTTCACCGGCAGTTGGGAGCGGATGAAGGCCCTGGCCGCCAAGACCTGGAACTATATAAAGAGCCTGTTCACCGACAGCTTCGACACCGGCAAGGCCAACGCCGCGATCGACCGGGCATTGGCCCAACGTCTATCTGAGATCGATCAGAACACCGGCGAGGCGGTGATCGGGGCCGACCTGCGCCGTCAGACCCGGCGTGACCGGTCCGCCTCCATCCATGATCAGACCCTCGGGGTCCTCGGCCAGCGGTACGAGGATGAACAGAACCGCCAGGCGAGCGAGCGCGCCGACGCGGAGTTGGAAGCCGAACAAGCCCTCATCGCGGCGCGGCGTGAGTGGGAAGCCGCGATCGCCGAAGCCAAGAGCAAGCGTCCCCCGGAGGGTGTGGCGGGCGGATCACTGGTCCCCGGTGCGCCAGACCTGTCCGGCGTAGGTGACATGCTCGCTCGCGAGGCCGAGCGGATCGGTGTGCGCGGCACGTTCAACGCCGCCGCGATCCAGGGCCTGATGACCGACAACGGCGTCGCCGAGCGCACCGCCAAGGCCACCGAAGACACCGCCCGCAACACCAAACGCATCGAACGCGCCATCAACGACAACGCGATCGCGTTCGCCTGAGGAACCTATGCCCATCGTTGAGGAAAAATACGGCCGCATCATCTCCGACGAATCGGCGGAGATCACCTACGTCATCCGCGACATCACCAGCGATGTGGAAGCACGGACCGAACTGCTGATCGCTGCGCCGGCCACCCACAACGGCCTGGTACGCAGCGATGCGCAGGTCGAAGAGATCCACGACGAGATCTGGTTAGGCACGGTCAGATATGCGCCCTCCGCGGCCAACCCGCCGCAAGTCGGCGAGTCCAGTTTCGCTTTCGAGACACGCGGGGGCACGCAACACATCACCCAGTCCCTGGCCACGGTGGGTGCCTACGCTTCACCCGACATCCCTGCCGCGCCTGACTTCGGCGGCGCTATCGGTGTGTCTGAGGACAGTGTCGAAGGCGTGGACATCACCGTCCCGGTCTACACGTTCTCAGAGACACACTACCTATCACCGGGGGCGGTCAACACCGCGTACAAGGCGACGCTCTTCGGCCTGACCGGCCGGGTCAATGATGCGCCATTCAAAGGCCTGGCGGCGGGCGAGTGCCTGTTCCTCGGCGCGGCCGGGACCCAGCGTGGCGACGATCCCTGGGAGATCAGCTTCGCGTTCGCCGGTTCGCCCAATGTCACCGGCCTCTCCATCGGCTCGATCGTGGGCATCGAGAAGAAGGGCTGGGAGTACCTTTGGATTCGATACCAGGCCGCCGAGGACGCCACCGCCAAGATGCTGATCCGTAAGCCGATCGCCGCCTATGTGGAGCGTGTGTACCGCGATGGCAGCTTTAGTTCTTTGGGGATCGGCACATGAGCTCCGGAAGCCTCAAGCACGTCCAATCCGGCCAGCCGCTGCGCATACCCGCGTCGGATTGGAACGCGATCATCGACGCCACCCGTGCACATTACGAGCACCAGGCGAACGTGGCGTCCAGCAAACCCGCTACGACCGGCGCGAACACTACAGGCATCGTCTACGTTAAGAACGCCTCCGGTGCGGACCAGGACCGGTTCGCGGTGCTGGGGATCGACACGCCGATCATACTGCCAGATGAATCATCCGGTGGACACGAGGAAGAGTTCAAACGCCAGGTCGCGCTGTCGTGCGTGGTGCCGATCGTGCCGATGCACACAGGTCGATTTGTGATCCTGACCGAACCCCTGGCCGACGGAGCGATCGGCCGTGCCTATATAGATGGTGTGTGCGTGGTGCGTCTGCGCGTACCCAACGACCAGAATCAAGGCGCACAGGCCGACATCGTTGACGGCGACAGCACCGTGCTTGAACTGAAGTCGGGCAATTCCGGGGCGCAGGTGATCTGGCGGGAGGAGGTAACCACATCGCCCGGCGAGTGCTGGGCGATCGTGCGGTTGGGCCCAACCACCCGCGACGGCTACTGGGCCCGCATTTACGGCAGCGCTGACCAGTCCGGCCACATTTGGCACTACGGCTTCGACGAGGTCGCCTTCGACGGCACGGACTGGACCGCAGTACCGGGTGGCCGCTACGGCGATTCGCTTGATCCCAATACACACGCGATCAACACCGCCGAGGCCGGCAATGCGCCCACCGGTGTTCAAGGTAACGGCGTCGATGTGGACATCCTCAACGAGGGATTAACTATCCAGCCCGCACCGGATGACGTGGTGGTCTGGATGCGGGATGAACCGGTTGAGGGTGGATCACCACCAGTACGGCCCAGCTTCTTTTACCTCAACGGCGTGGACGGGACCTGCATCTGATGTCCAGCACCGCCACGAACCGCTGCTGCTGTGACTGTGCGGGTATGGGCCTGCCGATCTTTACCGATTGGAAGGTCAACCGGGGTGCGTGGGCCAGTGGCAACTCCTACGACGTGG